CCTGCCTCTCTCTCTCCGACTGAATCCAGACCGATGCTGGACAGTCCTTTTAAAACCCGACCCAATCCAAATCAATGACAACTAAAACCAAACGCAGCAAGAAGCTTGTGGGGAATTTGAAACCCCGCCTACATTCGCCATTCCTAAAAGGTCAATCACGCGGAGATGAGGTCGCTGCACTAGCTGACAAAATCGGTCAGCCTTTATTGGCGTGGCAAAAACTGATCTTGGACGATATGTGCGCAATCGATAAGGATGCGATGTTTATTCGCAAGACCAGCCTGCTTTTAATCGCTCGCCAATCAGGAAAGAGCCATTTAGCGCGAATGAGGTGTTTGGCAGGCTTATTCTGCTTTGGAGAGAAGGACATCTTGATTATGTCCTCTAATAGAGCTATGGCTATGAAGTCTTTTAATATCATGGCTGACATCATTGAGCGAAACGACTTCTTGCGAGTTCAACTCAAAGATGGAGACATTAAGAAGGGCATTCGCAGGACTAATGGAGATGAAAGAATCATCCTTGCCTCTGGTGCTCAATTAGAAGTAGCTGCTGCAACCTCAGATGGAGCGCGTGGTCGCTCAAGTGACTTCCTTTGGATTGATGAATTGCGTGAGGTATCAGAAGCAGCAATGGATGCTGCAAAAAGCGTGACTTTAGCCAGAATCAATAGCCAGCGCCTATTTACTAGCAATGCTGGAGATGCGTTCTCAAAAGTGCTTAACGATCTTCACGATTCCTGTAAGCACTACCCGCCTAAGTCTTTAGGCTATTACGAATACTCAGCACCAGAGTTCTGTGACATTTGGGATCGTAAAGCTTGGGCTATGGCAAATCCTTCACTTGGATATTTGATTTCGGAGCAGGCTATTGAGGAGACGATTGCAACCTCAACTCCAGAAGCAGCACGAACCGAGACACTTTGTCAATGGATTACCAGTTTGTCGTGTCCTTTCAGCACTGAGGTGCTTGAGAACAGCTCAGATAACACTCTTGAGATGTCTGTCGGGGCATATACAGTATTTGGGTTCGATGTTAGTCCTTCCAGACGAAACGGAAGCCTTGTTGCGGGTCAGTTGCTTCCAGATGGAAGGATTGGCATAGGTATTCTTGAAACTTATAGCTCTCAGGTAGCAATCGATGAATTAAAGATGGCAGCAGCAATAAAAGGCTGGTGCGACATTTATCGTCCTCGTCTAGTGTGCTTTGACAAATATGCAACTCAAACTATTGCAGATCGTTTAGCCCAAAGTGGCGTAATGGTCGAAGATGTCTCAGGCCAGCAATTCTACAAAGCCTGTGGAGACCTTTTGGAAGGCATGACTAATCTTCGAGTCGTTCATAATGGGCAGAAAGAATTGATTGAACAATTCACAAACACAGCAGCTAAACAGAACGATTCGGCTTGGAGAATCATCAAACGCAAGTCAGCAGGTGACATCTCAGCTCCAATCGGCTTAGCAATGGTAGTAAGCAAGTTAATGCTTCCAGCACCTAAACCTCAGATTGTGACTTAGACACGCCTTACCATATTGTCTAATTATTTGACAAGTGGTACAATTTATGACTATGGGTATATTCCGCAAAACTGTAGCACCAAACACAACTGAGAAGCCTTCAGTATTTGCTCAATATGCCCCACAAAATCTTGGTGATCCATATCTATTCTCTGGGTTCGCCACGATTGATCGTAATGCAGCTCTTGGCATACCTAGCCTCGTAAGAGCTAGGAACCTTATTTGCAATACAGTCGCAGCTATGCCGCTCGAATTGTATAAAAAATCAACTGGTGAAGAATTAGGTAAGCCAGTATGGATGAGCCAACCTGCAATTAACCAACCTCGTTCAGTTACGATTGCATACACTTGCGAATCACTTTTATTTTATGGGGTAAGTTATTGGTTAGTTAAATCTCGTTATCAGGAAGATGGCCGTCCTGCATCATTTGAGTGGATTCCTAATTATCGAGTAACTCCAAAGTATTCTCCAGATGCACAAACTATTGAATCTTATTATCTAGATCGCAAAGAAGTATCTAATGAAGATATGGTTACATTCCAGGCATTAAGCGATGGAATCTTGACTACTGGTGGTCAAGTGTTAAGAGCAGCTCTAGATTTAGAAACTGCTTCAGCAATCGCTGCATCCACTCCAATGCCCTCTGGTTACATCTCCAATTCGGGGGCTGACCTTGATCCTAAAGAAGTTCAAGGATTATTAGCTGCATGGAAAGCTGCTCGTCAGAATCGCAGCACTGCTTATCTTACTTCTACTCTTGCATATAACGCTACATCGTTCTCACCAAAGGACATGATGTATAATGAAGCCAAACAAGATTACGCTACTCAGATTGCTCGTCTTTGCAATGTTGATGCTTTTTATCTTAGTGCAGATGCCAACAACTCAATGACTTACAGCAATCTTCTTGATTCTCGTAAGCAGTTTGTCTCTCTTACTTTGCAACCTTTTATTTCTGCTATTGAAGATCGTTTATCAATGAACGACATTACTGCAATGGGCAATGAAGTTCGCTTTGACTTGGATGCATCATTCTTGCGAGCTAATCCAATGGATGAATTGCTAGTGATTGAGAAGTTGCTTGGTCTCGGACTTATCACTATTGAACAAGCGATGGAAATGACAGACCTAACACCTAATGGAAGCGAAGGCATGAGCTAATGGAAAACATCCTCACATTCTCAGCGGAATTAACTGCTGATACTGCTAAGAGAGTTATCTCTGGCAAAATTGTGCCAATGGGAACGGGCGAAGTCGGCTCAACCTCAGCAGGCGCAGTCGTATTCGAAAAAGGAAGCATCCAACTTCCAGAAGATCCAAAGACTGTAAAGTTGCTCAATCAGCACAATACAAAAGAGCCTTTAGGCAAGGCACAATTTTTTAATGAAGTCGATGGAGAAGGCATCTATGCTTCCTTCAAGATTTCTGCATCAACACGCGGAACAGATGCTCTTATCACTGCATCTGAAGGCTTGACATCTGGCCTATCAGTGGGAGTCGAAGTTCTTAAGTCAAGTCGTAAGGCTGGAGTTATGCATGTAACTGCTGCTCGCCTTATGGAAGTAAGTTTAGTAACAGAGCCAGCATTCAAGTCGGCTCAGGTCACTGATATTGCTGCTTCAGAGGAAGAAACTCCTGTTGAAGTAGTAGAAGAAACCCAACCAACAGAAAGCGAGACAGCTGTGGAGAATACTCCAGAGACAGTTGCAGCACCAGTAGAGGCAGCAGCGGTTGAAGCTGCTCGACCAACTGTTACTGTGACAAATGTGCGCGAGCGCATTGCACCAATGACTTCAGGTCAATATCTAGAACACTCAATCAAGGCAGCGACTGGTTCAGATGAATCACGCCGTATTATCCGTGCAGCAGATGATGATACATCTACTAACACAGGTCTAACACTTGCTCCACACATGAACGAGTTCATTACTAATCAGGTGACATCACGCGCTGCTATCGAAGCAGGCTCACGCGGAGCGCTTCCAGCTTCAGGTCTATCATTCACAATCCCACGCGTTACAGGTAATGCTGCTGCTGGAGATGTTAATGAAGGTGCAACAACAACTGAAACAGGAATCACTTCAGATTACCTAACAGTGAATGTTAATAAGTTCTCTGGTATGCAGACAGTTTCATGGGAGCTTCTAGATCGCTCAGCTCCATTGTTCTATGATGAAATGATCAAGAACCTAACAAACGCTTATGCTAACTCAACAGATGCAGCAGTAATTGCAGCACTTCTTGCAGGCGGTACAGCAGCATCAACAACAGCTGCAACAGCAACTGGCTTCCAGTCATTCGTAGCAACAGAAACTGCTGCTGCATATAAGGGTACTGGCCAATTCGCTCGTAACCTCATTGCTTCTACAGATGTCTGGGCTGCAATCATGGGCTACCAAGACACAACAAACCGTGCGCTATACACAGCAGCAGCTCCAATGAACGCTTCTGGTAACGCAGCACCAACAGCTCTAACTGGCTCAGTTCTTGGACTCAACCTTTATGTTGATCCAAACATCGGAGTATCTGGAGTTATCGACAACTCTTGCTACATCGTTTCACCAGAGTCATACACAACTTACGAATCACCTACAACTCGCTTGCAGGTTCAGGTTCTAGGTTCAGGACAGGTTGAAATCGCTGTCTATGGTTACTTGGCTATTGCAGTCAAAAACCCACTTGCTATCCGTAAGTTCAACCTTACCTAAGCAACCCTAAGTCGCTAAGAGGGGCTGTAGCCCTCAGCCCCTCTTAGTCTTTAGAAAGGAATCGCATGTCACTTACAACAGTCACAGAACTCCGCACAACTCTTGGAGTTGGCACTCTGTACTCTGACGCGACCCTTCAAGAAGTGTGTGACGCTACAGACGCAGTCCTACTTCCAATGTTATGGAATAACTACACTTTTAACATTGCTCATAGCAACACAGCCACTACTGGCACTCTTTACTTTGATGATTATGTCCTCAATGCTTTTTACATTGGCCAGACTGTCGTAGTCGGTGGCAATGGCTCAAAGCACAATGGCTCTAAAACTATTACTAATGTCGGTGAGTATTCAATCACTTACGCAATTTCTGGCAATAACAACACTCCTGTTAAATACCATCCAGTTAATCCTTATGGACAGGTTGCAGCAGAGAGTTATGTCGATTGGACTACTGACGCTGCTGTACAAAACGCTGCTCTTATGATCAGTGTTGAAATCTGGCAAGCCCGAACCGCTACCCTTTCTGGTTCTAATCTTGTCGATTTCCAGCCTTCCCCTTACCGAATGAGCGCACAGCTTCTCGCTAAGGTGCGAGGATTGATAGCACACGCACTAGACCCACGCTCGATGGTGGGATAATGACAGTTGCGCTCACTACACTTAGAACGACACTTGCCACAGCTTTAGTCGATAATACAAAATGGCAAACCTTTGCCTTTCCACCTGCAACTGTATTGGCTAATTCAGTTATTGTGAGTCCAGATAATCCATATCTCACACCAAATAACAATTCACAGATTTCAATTAGTCCTCTTGCATCCTTCAAGCTGATTATCACAACTCCTCTGTTTGATAACGAAGGCAACCTCAATGGCATAGAAGATTTTATTGTCAGCGTGTTTAATAAACTTGCTGCATCTAATTTGACCTATAATGTAAGCGCAATCAGTGCGCCTAGTGTTCTCAATGCTGCATCGGGAGACCTTCTCAGCTGCGAGATGTCCGTATCAATTCTAACAAGTTGGAGTTAATCATGTCCGATAACGACAAAGCAAACGCAGAATGGCTCGTGCGAATCGGTCAAACTGCAACAGCACCAAAACCAGTCACTAAGAAAGATGAGGAATAAAAATGGCTCAAGGCTTAACAAATAAGGTCGGTTTCAAAGTAGGTGCGACAGACCCTGCCTCAATCGATCTCAGTGCGTATGTCACAAGTTTCACATTAACAAGATCAGTAGATAGCTTGGAAACCACAGCTATGGGCGATACTGGACATCGCTATGTTGCTGGATTGCAAAATAACAGCATTACTGTTGAACTGATTAATGATGATGCAGCTTCTGCTGTACTTCAATCATTCAACACTTTGTTTGCTACTAATGCATACTTCAAGTGCGCACTAGATAAGACAGCAACTGGCTCAGCTGCAAATCCATTTTACAGTGGCCTAATTTTGATTGATTCTATTACTCCAATCAACGGTGGCGTATCTGAACTAGGAATGCAGAGTTTGACTTTTCAGGTCTCAGGAGCAATAACAGTAGCTACAACAGGTACATTCTAAACAACTAAACAAAAGGGGCAAATCATGGCACAGTTAAAAATTACATTTGTGGATGGAAAAGTAGTGCAAGGAGAAGTAACTCCAATCATCGAATACTTATTCGAACAGCACTACAAAATGGGCTTCCATAAGGCGTTTCGAGAAGAAGAAATGCAAACCCAAGTATATTTTTTGGCTCATGAAGTTGTTAAACGGTTAGGTGAGCCAGTAGATGCAAGGTTGGAGACTTTCATCGCCACTCTTAAAAGTGTCGAGGTGTTAGACTCAGACCCTTTGTCTTAAAGCGCGATCTTCCATTCACTTACCTCATTGCTAGACTTAGCATTAGGTTGGGGGTCGCGCCACAGCAGTTACTAGAGTTAGACCCGACAATGCTTCAAGCATTGATGCAAGGTCTCAGAGATGAAGCAAAGGAGATAAGCGATGCCAGTAGAAGTAAAGGGCGTAATCGCACTCCGTAAGGCTCTTAACGCCTATGCTCCAGATTTGGCTAAAGAACTGACAGATGAAATCACTAAATCTCTTAAAGTGATTCAAAAAGATGCCAGAGGATTCATTCCTTCTATGGCTCCCAACAATCTGTATAACTGGAATGATAATGCTAAAGGTCGGCAGATTACTGCTAAGACTTCAATGTTTAGAACCTTCAACACAGAAGGTCGCTTGCGTATGTTTCCACTCTACAATGCAGCAGAAATCAAGCGTGGCATCGTTTATCGCACAGGTTATGGCAAACCTAACTCTAGAGGATTTCGTTCTCTATTTCGTGTAAGAAATAAATCAGCAGCAGGCGCAATTTATGAAACTGCTGGTCGAACTAACCCTAACGGAGATCCAAGAAGCAAATCTAATAATCCTCAAGCTGGAGCAAGATTTGTCCAGCAAGGTGCATTATATGGACGCAAGAAAGCAGGCGCAGGTGGGGATATGCGTGGTCGTGCAATCTTTCGTGCTTGGGAACAGGATCAGGGAAAGCAACTGGTTCACATTATGCAAGCCATTGAAAATACTAGAGTCAAGTTTAATAAGCGAGCAACTGTCAGCAGTGTGAAGGAGTCAGCATGAGTAATGTAGTCATTGACATTGCAGCAGAATTCACTGGCAAAAAGGCATTCAAGCAGGCCGACTCAGCAGCAAAGAAATTAACTAAAACTATTGGCGATGTTGCAAAAGGATTTGGCATAGCCTTTGGAGCTAGAGCTTTAGCTCAGTACAGCAAGCAGGCAGTTTTAGCGTTTGCAGCCGATGATAAAGCAGCAAAGGTTCTTTCTCGTACCTTAAATAATCTTGGTCTGGCCTTTGCCGATCCAGCAGTCAAAACATTTATATCTGATTTAGAGAAGCAATATGGTGTTCTTGATGATCTTCTTCGTCCTGCCTATCAGAAGTTAGTTACCACGACTGGAGATTGGCGTAAGTCTCAGGAACTGTTAAAGACCTCGCTTGATTTAAGTGCGCAAAGTGGTGTCGATGTTGTATCAGTGGCAGACGATATTGCTAGAGCATTTGCAGGCAATACAAAAGGATTGCAGAAGTATGGATTAGGTTTAAGCAAGGCTCAACTAAGTGCCATGTCATTTGAAGAAGTCTTAGCAAGAATTACAAAGATTTCTAATGGTCAGGCAGCTGTAGCAGCTGATACTTACACAGGAAAACTAGATAAACTCAATGTAGCAGCAGCGAACGCTTCAGAAACTATTGGCGGAGCATTGATTGATGCCTTTACTACATTTGCAGGAAATGGAAGCATTGATAAGGCAACTGCCAAAATTGACTTCTTCAGCAAGTTATTGGCAACTATTATTTCTCCTAAACTTATGGCGCAGGCTTTAGGTCAGGTTGATTTTAAGTTTGGGATTATCCCAACCATGAAAACTCCTCTGACTAATCGTTCAAAGAGTCCAGCAGGAACCTATGCTAGAAATCAAGCAGAAATCAAGGCTGCTGCTGCTGCTAAAAAGCAACAGGCTGATTTACTGGCATCTACTAAAAAATCAACAAAAGCCCAACAGGATTTGTTAAAACTATCAAAAGCCAAAGCAATCTTTGACCTTCAAAAGATTCAGATTGAAGCAGCCCTTAAAGGCAAGATTTCAGAGGAAGATAGAATTCGCTTATTACTCCTTCGAGCAATCGCTGAGGAAAACATTTCTGATATTGAGAAATACACAAAGATGCTCGATGCAGTTCAGGGCAAGATAACTGATCTAGAAGTAGTCCTTGCAGATGTCTATGCAATGGATGCAGGCAATCCTTTCGTCTCATGGGAGATTGGCCTAGATGGGGTGCAACGCGCACTAATCCAAATTGGTGACCAATCTATTGAATTGACTAATACCCTTGCACAGAACTCTTTGGCTATGGGCTTGATGGGTGGAGCATCCTTTGCTCAGGCTTTATCAGGTGCGCGTTATGCAGCTCAAGCAGCAGCTCAAGCTGGGATAACAGGAACTCTTGGTACATTACCTCAAGTTCCTACAGGTGGGGCAGCAGGTGGTTCTACTACTAATGTTCAAGTCAATGTTGCAGGTACTGTCACTGCTCAGGCAGATTTAGAACGAGCCATCCAAGATGCAATCAATGCATCTAATGCTTCAGGAAGTGCTAACTACTTAGCTCCTAAGACTTGGAGAGCAGAAGTCTAATGGCATTGCCAGCAACTATCGGAGTAACCATTAACTTTAGCGATGGCCCAACTTACGGCTATCCATTTACTATTGGATCATCACTTTATGGCATTCTTGGAGTTAATGAACTAGCTGGTGGCTCTACTTCATCTCTTATTCAAGACTTTTCAGACCAGACTACTCAGATAGCAATCCGCAGAGGTCGTGACCTTTTCACTGATACCTACAATGCAGGACAGGCTACAGTCAAGATTCTTGACCCTAATGGAGACTTCAACCCACAGAACACAGCGTCTCCTCTGTATGGCTATGTGAAGCCTTTGCGCAAGATTCAGATTACTGCCACATATTCAGGCACTACTTATTATCTCTTTAGCGGTTATACCTCTGAGTATCGCTACACATACCCAACAGGACAAGATATTGGTTATGTGACTGTTGCATCCTTTGATGCGTTTAAGATATTTAACCTAGCCCAGATTGGCACTGTTGCAGACTCAGGCTCTGGTCAAGACACTGGGACTCGAATTAATCGCATCCTTACTCAAATTGACTGGCCTAATTCCATGCGTACTATTGCAACGGGTGACACAATCTGTCAGGCAGACCCTGGCTCAGCTCGTACGGCACTGCAAGCCTTGCGCGTAGCAGAGTTCAGCGAACTAGGTGCTTTCTATGTTGATGTAGCAGGCAATGTTGTGTTTAAGTCTCGTTCTGACACCATTGAGTCTTTAGATGATACTCCAACTGTATTCAATCAAACTGGTACAGGTATTAACTACGCCAACCTCAAGTTCTCATTCGATGACAAGCTCATCATTAACTCAGCCAACATTACTCGCATAGGTGGCACTACTCAGACTTACACCAATACTGCCAGTGTAGATACTTACTTCTTGCACTCTGTAGCTTCCAATAACCTTCTAATGCAGACAGATGCCATTGCTATGGATCTTGCTACTGCCTATGTTAATAGTCGCAAGGACACCACTATTCGCATCGACTCTATGACCCTAGATTTATGTACCCCAAATTACTCAGCAGGGGTTACTGCTGGGCTAAGTCTTGACTATTTCGATAATGTCACTATCTCAAATATCCAGCCAAATGGCGATACAATTACCAAGACCTTGCAGGTTCAGGGTGTCAGTCATGACATCACTCCTAATACTTGGTTCAGCACTTTCACCACGATGGAGCCAATTACCGATGGCTTCCTCATTGGGAACTCAGAATACGGTATATTAGGCATCTCAGCCTTAGCATGGTAAAGGAGCAATAAATGGCAACAGGCTTTCCAGCAGTAACGGGAGATGTTCTATCAGCAGCTATGTTCAATGGCTTGGTGGCATACACTCTTAACACTCAAACTGGTACAACCTACACACTTGCATCTACGGATCAATATCAGGTCTTAGTGGTAACTAGCAATGCAGGAACAAAGACAGTGAGCATCCCAACAGATGCTACTTATGCATTCCCTACAGGAACTGCAATTACAATCGTTAATACAGGAGCAGGTTTGCTTACAATCAATGCTGTGACTCCTGCCACAACTACTGTTTATAGCACTGGAGCAACATCTACTGCTCCAACAGTTGCACAATACAAAGCAGCAGTAGCAATTAAGACTGCAACTAATGGCTGGGTCGTAACAGGCGGTATTGCATAAAATGTTAAATGTAGCTGCTGCATTATTCACTCGTCCTTACACTCCTAACCCAACTCCTACTATGGAATATCTCGTAGTAGCGGGCGGTGGCGGTGGTGGTGCTGACTGTGGTGGCGGTGGTGGTGCAGGTGGATTCCGTACTGCAACTGGTCTTTCAACTTCAGGAGCATTCACAGTTACTGTAGGTGCAGGTGGAGCAGGTGGAGCAGCTTCAGGCAACGCAGGCAGTAGCGGAAATAATTCAGTTTTCCACACCATTACATCAACTGGTGGTGGTGCAGGTGGTGGTCGAAATACCAATAACAGTACAACAGGTGGCTCAGGTGGTGGTGCATCAGGCGTTAATGCATACTCAGGTAAAGCTGGTACATCTGGTCAAGGCAATAAAGGTGGAGATTCAACTACATCAGGCGCAGGTGGCGGTGGTGGTGCTACAGCAGCAGGTGCAAACAACGCTACATCATCAGATGGTGGAGCAGGCGGTAACGGCACTGCATCTTCGATAAGTGGCTCATCTGTAACTTACGCTGGCGGTGGTGGAGCAGGTAACTCCAACGGAGCAACTGCAAACAGTGCAGCTGGTGGAACTGGTGGCGGTGGTTCTGGCGGTAACGGTACTACTAATGGATCACGCGGTAATGCTGGAACAGTTAATACTGGCGGTGGCGGTGGTGGTGGTGGTCGTGAATTGGCTCCTGGTTCAGGTGCAGCAGGTGGTTCAGGAATTATTATTGTGCGCTACACAAATACCTATGATGATATTCAAGTAGGAGCAGGATTAACTTATACATCTGCAAATGCTGGTGGATATAAGGTTTATACATTCACAGCAGGAACAGGAACGGTGACAGTTTAATGGCGCACTATGCATTCCTTGATGAAAATAACATTGTTACTGAAGTAATTACAGGCATTGATGAAACAGAACTAATTGCTGGAGAAGAACCAGAAATCTGGTATGGGCAGTTCAGGAATCAAAAGTGTGTGCGTACTTCTTACAGCGGAAAGATTCGCAAGAACTTTGCTGGTATTGGTTACACCTATGATGAAGTGCGCGATGCTTTTATTGAACCAAAACCAGAAAATGCAACAGGCTTTGATGAGGAGTCCTGCACATGGATAGTGCCAAGAGCCGATGAAGCCCAGACTATCTAAAGCTGCAATCCAATTAAGAGAGCAACTAGATGATTCCTTCCCAGATCGTGACAGGGCATCGGATGGTTGGCTCGGTGATACCCGACACGCTACTCGTAAGTCTGATCATAATCCAGATGAGCAGGGCTGGGTTCGTGCCATTGACATTGACGCAGAGTTATTCGGTGCAGGAGTCAAACCGTATATCATGCCAGACCTTGCAGATCAGCTTCGAATCAGTTGCAAGTCTAAGAGCGAAAAGCGCATCTCGTACATTATTTTTAACGGCAGGATTGCGTCTCCCGTCCTTAACTGGAAGTGGCGTAACTACACAGGGGCTAACAAACACACTCACCACATGCATGTCAGCTTTAAGAAAGAAGCTGACCTTTTGGGTGAGTTTTTTCAGATACCTATGCTAGGAGCAAACTAATGAATATGAAAAGCCCTTATGTCCTAACTGCTGGAGCATTCCTATCAGCCTGGGCTGCAACTAATTTCGCAGCTGATTATCGCTCAGTTCTTTGGGCTGTCCTTGCTGGTGTCTTTGGATATGCGACCCCTAAAAAGTGACACAATCTGACTTCTTCACGCTATACCTAGCGACACTGGCAATAGTTGGTGGGTTGTCTGGGTATGTCATTACTCATCTGTTGTCTGAGATTAAAAGACTCAACACGCGAGTCGATGAAATCTACAACATCTTACTAGACAGGTAACATTCTGCTATGGCAAGAAAAGCAACTAAGGCATTAGAGGATCAAGGCTATTCAAAGCTTGATGCTTACTGCATTGGATTGTATGAGTATTTCTGTAGTCTTAAGCGAGCAGGCTTCAAAGAAGATGTAGCCATGTTTATGATTACTGAGCCTCAATCTTATCCAGCATGGATATTGCCTGATCCTGTCGATCCAGAGAAGTTCGGCAACTACGAAGATGAGGACGATGACTAAAGCCCGCTATCTTGTTATATCGGATTTACAAATCCCATATCACCATGAGCAAGCTGTTAAGAATCTTATCAAGTTAGTAAAGCGAGAGAAGTTTGACCTCATCCTCAATACAGGTGATGAGTTAGATATGCAGTCTCAATCGCGTTGGGCTCAAGGTACTGCTTTAGAATGGGAGGGAACACTTGACGCTGACCGAAGCCTTGCTCAGGATATTCTCTATGAGCTCGGCACAACAGATGTCACTCGCAGCAATCACACAGACAGGCTCTACCATACTTTACTACGAGCACCTAGCCTCATTGGACTCCCAGAGCTTGAGTACGCAAAGTTTATGGACTTTGCAGGACTCGGAATCCGCTTCCATAAAAAACCATTCGAGTTTCACAAGGGATGGGTCTTGGTTCACGGAGACGAAGGATCAATGAACTCCAATGCTGGACTCACAGCTCTAGGGCTGGCTAAGAAGTTCGGCAAGTCTGTGGTCTGTGGTCACACTCACAGGGCAGGCATTAGTGCCTTCACAGAGGGCATAGGAGCCTCATACAGGACTCTTTGGGGGCTAGAAGCAGGAAATGTTATGGACAAGAAGAAAGCCTCTTATTTGAAGGCTGGAGCTGCTAACTGGCAAATGAGCGTGGCAGTCATTGAAACACATGGAGACCATGTTTCACCTATGCTAGTGCCTATCAATAAGGATGGCTCTTTCACTTTGTACGGGAAGTTGTACCAGTAAATCGTTATCATTTCGTTACCTAAATGTGCTTGATTTGGTGGCAGTAAGTGCAACACTACTCCTGTAACCAACCGAGGGCGTTGGTACAGATAGGTACAGATCATGGCAACGATAGAGATACACGAAAGTGCAGTAACTACAAAGGAAACGCTTTATTGCATCTATTGCGATGGGCAAGTAACAAACAACACCCATTGCATCCCCTGCAATGAATATAAGAGTGTTGTCACACTGAGCGAGTATGTTGAAATCAATGGACATTACCCACGCATCAAGGCGGTTAAATAATGACTAATAATGAGAAGCTACTAATTATCTGCCTCATTGGGGCAGCTATCAGCTTTACAGTAATGGCGGTTTCCGCATACAAAGAAGCCTACGAACGCGGACACCGCGATGGTTGGCATAAAGGCAGAGCAATCAATCGCTCAGAGTTCTGGTCAGAATGAAACATGGAGAGATTCTTAGTTCTGCCACTGATCTATACAAAGACAGAGGACTCGCTTACGGTCACCCAAGTGACAATATGGCGCGAGCAGCACGACTTATCAGTGCCTACCTTGAAATGCCAGTGGAAGATTACCAAGTCGCAGTTATCTTATCGTTGGTCAAAATCGCAAGGACAATCGAAGATGGATCAAAAGTGGATTCGTGGATTGATGGAGCCAGTTATCTAGCCATTGCTGGACAACTACAGACAGAGGAGAATGACCTATATGTTTAACCTAGCCGATTACGAACCAGTAGAGGTGAGACTTGAAAAGTTTATTAAAGACTATCCAGATTTTCGTATTAGCACTGAGTTGGAAGTTGTGGAAGCTAGTAGATATATTGTTAAGGCATATCTCTTTAAGACTAGCGAAGATAGCATCGCATGGGCAACGGGGTACGCTGAAGAAACGGTTAGCACTCGCGGGGTCAATCAAACTTCTGCACTGGAGAATTGCGAGACATCTGCTATTGGCAGAGCGCTTGCAAATGCGGGTTATGCTCCTAAAGGAAAGCGCCCTTCTAGAGAGGAAATGAGCAAAGTTGCACCTAACCATCCAGCTCTTAAAGTAGTTAAGCAAGAGGTAAAGCCTGCACCACAGGATATCAAAGAAGGCGATGTCGATTACTGGACTACACCTATTGGATCATCTGTCAAAACCACTAACGCTCCAGTAACACTAGAGAGTGCAATGGCAACAGTGACAGAGATTCTGGGTACTGCTGAAGCTATGGATGCACCTAGTTGCAATCATGGCCACATGGAATGGCGTACTGGCCATTCTCCTAAGACTGGGAAAGACTGGGCTGGATTCTTCTGTGCCACTAAGGGTCAAATTGGTGGGATGGATAAGTGTCCAACGCATTGGTACAACCTTTCAAGCAGCGGAAAATGGGAACCGCAGAAGGCGAGGGTATAATGGGATATGCAGAATTTCACACAGCTGACGGTTGGGTTAATGTGGAAGATGTGCCTATGATTGATACAGTTAATTGCCAATTATGCAATGAGCCAACACTAGCCTCTGACATCACAATCACTGCAAGAATTGTTGAAGGCGTAGTAGTTGCAGGCACTTGGTCATGTAATAAATGCAAAGCAGTCAATGGCTAGTCAAGCAAGGAAGCACAGAGGTTTCCGCACAGAGCGAGTTGTAGCTGAGTACCTATCGACTCAGTGGCAGGGCGCATGTGTGGGAAGGGGTAGTGGCAAGGATATTGTTAATGTTCCGTTTGATGTTGAAGTGAAAGCCCGCGCTGGATTTCAACCGCTTGCGTACATAAAGCAATTAAAGGCTCGGACATCCATTTCGGGGGAATTGGGATTCGGAGTCATTAGGCTAAATGGGCAGGGAGAAGATGCAGGTGAATATGCTTGTGTCATCCGATTAGCTGATCTATTGCCACTACTCATATTAAAGTATGGACACTTAGATAAAGAACCTAAAGAGACTGACATCGAGCGATGCAGCTGTGGTTCATGGATGATTGGGAGATGCCTTATATGCCAGCCTACGATTACAAATGTGGAAGATGCGGATTAAAGAATGAGCTGCATCATGGCTGGCACGACAAACCAACAGTTCTATGTACTTATTGTAATGAACCAATGATCAAAGTTATTAGTCCAGTAGGGGCAATCTTCAAAGGAACTGGATGGGGCTCATCTAAATAGTTATCCACAAAGTTATCCACAGGAGGTTCTTGTGAATAGAAACACCGCTCTGACCAGCACTTATACAAATGAATTTGACAGTCGTGGTACGCTAACGGCGCAGAGCCTCTCAAAGGCTCACCGCAAGCCCCTTCGGGGCGTAGCTTGCGGGGTGCTAGTAGCTATTGGGATAGCTCTATGCATAGAGCCTTATGCAGGTAGCTCTGAACCAGTGCAACAAACTAACTACATAGACTATAAGACTTACTCTCTCTATCTATTAGACTTCAACTATAAAGAATATAACTGCTTATTACAGCTCTATACCCATGAATCTAATTGGAATCCATTAGCAAAGAATGGCAGTCATTATGGTATTCCTCAAGGTAATAGTGAATGGCTTAGAGATCAAGATGGTTGGACTCAGGTACGATGGGGTCTTGACTACATTGGTCACAGGTATCATGAACCTTGTATTGCATTAGATCATTGGAGTAAGTACGGATGGCATTAGAGAACATCAATCATCGAAGATACAGAGTACATAAGTTACAAGTATTTAAAAGAGATGGACGCATCTGTGCAATATGTGGAACAGATGAAGGCGAGATGCATATTGATCACATCATTCCAAGAGTAGCTGGTGGAGATCACAGTCTAGAAAATTTACGGGTGCTCTGTGCTGCCTGTAATCAATTCAAAGGCTCACGCTCAGATCGTGTTTTTTTAGGGCGTACGGCTAC